GACCAAACACATTCGCCTTCATTGTCACATTCAGCACTCGCTGTGCTGCTGCTGCACCAAGCAAACCCTCTTTTGCTGCAAGCATGACATTACTGAAAATGCCAGTAGCAATTGTTTGAGCGATTGTTGCTGCACGAAGCGTCACAAGACCAGCAATGAGCACATAAACAGCAGTACCAAATGCACCCAGATTCTTGATACTGCCAAGAACCTGACCAGCCAGATACTTGAATGCTGCACCCATACCCTGCTCACCAAGAATGCGAGCGAACTCCCTGAACGCAGGAATCACACGCTCCTGCAAGAAACCAAGCAAAGCCTGATAAACAGGAATCAACGCTGTGCCGATCTCAGCCTTCACATCTTGGAACGCTGCCTGCAAAGTGCGCTGCCTGTTAGCCACACCATCAGCAGTTCTCGCATAGTCACCCTGAGCCAAAGCAGTGTCCTGCAGAATGAGCGCATACGCAGCCTGTGTCTTAGCGGTGATATCCAGCGCACCCTTCCCGTCATACAAACCCATATTCATTGCGATCTGCTTCAATCGCACATCATTCAATGCAACGCCGTATCTCTTCAACGGTTCGGTTTCACCAGACAAACCAGAACGCAGAGCCTGAATCGCATCCTCAGTGCTGGTGTTATTGAATGAAGCAAGATCGGAAGCCAACTGCACAAGCGTGGTACTCATGTCTTTCGCTTGTGTCTGACCAAGACCGAACGCTTGGATCAAGTTTCCGAAAGTACCTGCAGCCTCCAACGCAGCCTGCTTACTCATACCCATCTTCTCTGCAGCAGTGTTAGCGAAATCAGTAACAGCCTTAGCGGAGTCACCGAACACCACATTCACCTTTGACTGAGACTCAGCCAACGATGAAGCAGCATCAACTAACTGTTTGCCGACAACAGCACCAACAGCGATACCGACAGTTGCGACCTTTGCGAATCCGACAGCAAGACGAGTTGCAGCCTGATCCATCGCTCGCAAACCGAACGCAGCCTTGTCACTTGCTTTGTCCAGTTTGGAGAATTGACGAACGGCACGATCAATTCCACGACTGTCAAACGAACTGATAATGGGTACTACAACAGCCATGTGTTACGCACCGAACCTTCCTGTCGTGGGGTTGCGTGGCTGAGAAGAAGCCCTAGCAGACGCTGCCTGATAACCAGACAAACCGCCACGAGCAGACAAACGACCACTCACTTCATCTTCAGCGTATTGAAGAATAGTCTCAATCTCACGCTGAATGAGTGGGTAGCGTTTCTCTACACCATCCCACATCACACGAGACGGATTTGGCGCACCTTTTCCAGTGAGGTTCTGCACGAATCGTGATGCAGGGTTCTTTGTGCCAGCCATGTCATAAACCACACCAGCACCATCACCCTGCTTGATTCTGGCGATTGGATACTCAGTCTTTCCACTCAGCACATCAACTTTCTTGCGCCCACCAACAACAACCTTCACACCTTTTCTGGCTCGTGACGGATCGTAATAAGGGAAACGAGACGAACCCTCACTGCGCTTACCGTGCTTCAGATTGTCCTTCCCAGTTCCCTTGCTCGCCACCCAACGAGACAACGGAGGTCTATCAGGAAACTCCAAACCAACAGGTTCAGCAATCTTTGTTTTCAACGGTGCAGCAATCTGCTTCTCAATCTCCTTGTAGAGAGTGCGATCCAGATACTTCAATTCCTGAAGCACAGCCTGCAACCCGAATATGCGTGTGCCAACGAACTGTGCCTGAGCCATGAGGCAGAGAATACTACCCTCTGCGCTGCGCCCTCTTCATGCCTTCATTGCGCTGCTTCAGATAAGCAAGCATCACATTGATCATCGCTTCACTCTCCTCATACAAAGAAGAAGGAGGAATATGGAACTCATGCGCAAGATGCGCAATTAGCCAATGGGTGGAGTCTGCTCCAAGTTTGGGGTATCACGACCCATCAACTGCTCAACAGTTTTCTCCTGAGGTTCATCCTCACGAATCTCCACCGTCTCCACAGTATTGATCCAATCAGGATCAAACTTCAATGCTGTCTTACGGGTGCGAGTCAGCGAATGCCAGCACAGCCAAGCCAGATCAGTGATGCGCAAATCCTGTTCCAGTTTCGCAACGCTGCGAGTCCATGTGCGCTCAAACGCAACAAAGTCTGCGAACACAGCATCACAAGCCTGTGTTGTTCCGTCATTGAATACAACTTTCAACGCAATCTTCATGCGCTTCTCCTTCTAGTTGTCACTGAATGAAATTGTTACGAGGTTGCCTTAGCGAGCGTTCCACCAGTGAACGAGAGCGAGGTCATCGCCATCTCACCAACCGCAGCAGCCACTGGCGTGTGCGAAGCAAGGAATGCATCAGTGATGGTGTACGAAGGATTCGTTGCAGAAACAGCACCAGAGTCAGCCTTCACAACAATCGTGGTGGTCGTGCCAACCAATGGATACACAGTTGCTTCAACCTTTGTCGCTGCAAAATCCTGCATCAGATCAACATTGCAGGACACATTCTGCAAGCCACCCACGAAGGTGTGACCGCCACTGCCGAACGCAGTTGATTCCACACTGTCCACCTCATAGACGAGTTCAACATTGTTCGCATAGGTGCTGAGATCAACTGAGTTGATCGTGATGCTTGCGTTAGTAAGAACGACCTTTGCCATGATTACTTTTCCTGTTCACTCGTTGCTTGCTTGGAAACTTTGGTTGCGACTTCAGCGAGATGACCTGCCTCAATCAACGCCTCAACATTACACCCTTCCAATACCTTGCTGTCCACAGTCTCACCCTCTTTACCAAGAGAGAAGTTGTCACTCAGAACTTTGTAAGTTGCCATATTTGATTCCTTATGCGTGAACGATCACTGAGAACTGGATTTGCAGAAACTCCGCATCACCAGCACTGAGGCTTGTTATGTCTGCACCTGATGGTACTACCAAAGTCTGTGCCACGCCACCTAGCGTCAGATCACCTTCCAACGCTGCACGAACACTGGTCGCACCACTGTAAGACAAATACCCATCCAACGCTGCGTGTGCTGTCCGATCCAGATAGCGACCGACAACCACATTCACAGTCCAATCCATAATCACATCTCCACCCTGCATCGCACCGTGATAACGCACAGCGTTCAACACAGGGAAACCCATAGGTGGGTTCAGTTGCTCTGGCTGATAGGTGTAGGTGCGCAACCCTGAGATCGTGCCAAGCCTTGCTGCCAGCCCTGTAGCAACCTGAGAAACAGTTGCTGCCATCAGATCACACCAAACTTCACATACTGATTCAGAAGGTCACGCACATCAGGATCAACCGCACGAACCGTAATCGCCATATCAGCGAAACCGACAACACCAAGCGCAGCGTTCAGACGAGCGAACTGACGCATCGCAAGAAGCACACACGCCTGATTCACATCTGCTGGAACAGCATCCCAACCCCACAACGCTGTGACCTGAACCGTTGGGAAAGATGGTGTGACCTCCAGAGGGAAGGTCTGACCGCCAACCATGCGAGCGTGAGTGTATGGGTAGCCTCGCAGCGCAGCATCAGTTGGTTCAAGAATGTAATCAACACCCTGCGTCAGAGTCGTGGCATAAGTGCCATCAGCGTTCGTATCAATCTTGATCGTCAGGCTCGTACTGGAAACATCATCGGGAAACGCAACCAGATACTCGTTGATTGGATAGATGTTCACTGCGGTTGAAGAAGTCTTGTAAAACCAGCGACCGCAATACCCATCAATTCGGCGTGAAGCAGATTCAATCGCTCGTTCCAGAAGCGTGTCATCCACACTGTCAGTAAGCCTGAGCGCAGCCTTCACCTCAGCAAGAGTCGCATATCCATTCGTGATAGCCATCTCAGACCTTGCGCTTTCTCACAGCCCTCTTCACAACAGCCCTTTCCTCAGGCTCAACCGCAGCCGTCTCAACAGGCTCAGATTCACGCACAGCAGAGCCATATCCCAATTGGCGCAAAGTCTCATCCACAGCCTTCACCCGATCCTGCTTCCCTCTGCGCACATAGCCTTCACGCTCAATCAGTAACGCTTCAATCTGCTTATTCATCACACACTCTCCTGAAATGCAAATGGTGCTGGCAGTCAGAGACTACCAGCACCACTGCAATTGTTTTCTGAATCAGGTTCAGAAGGTCGGAGTAACGAGACCCGTTCCGTTGATCTGCGCCCATGCATTGGGGTAACGGTTCGCAGTAAAGGCTGCATAACCGTAGACGATCATCTGAACATCAAGTTCCGATCCCTTTGGCTGCTCAAAGCGCAGCATCATCGGCTCACCAGAACCCTGCTCCCAGAGGTGCAGTTCCTGTGCGTTGCCGATGTAGATCGTGTCCTGATTCGTGCCTGCGCCCTGAACGATGGAGACGGTTGCATCCGTGACAACGGGGAGTCCAGCAATGCTGTAACCCGAATTGCCGTATTGCACCGAACCCTGACCGAAGGCAACTGGGTTCTGAGCAACTGGAGTTGGAACTGCCAGCGGTCGGTTGCTGGAGTCCAAAGCAGCGAGAATCCAAGCCAGACGGCGTGGGTGCATGATGATCACATTCGGACCGCCGAAGAAGGTCGTCTGAACCTTCTGGATTGCATCCAGAATCTTTGGATACAACTCAGCAACCGTTGGTGAAGCATCGGTGTAGGTGACTGCCTGACCAGCCGAAGCGAGCAGTTCAGCGACCACTGCGGTGTTCAGCGAAGTGTGGTAAGCAGAAACAAGGTCTGCCATCACAAGTG